GTTGATGAGTATGGGGACAGATCTTACATGTGGGAATATCACTGATTTCAGGAATTTATAAATAATTTTAGTCTAAAATTAGGGTTACTGTAGGGAGTTTAGAATGGCACTTCAGTTAGCATCTCCAGGTATTCGTGTAAGAGAGATAGATCTAACCCGTGGCGGCGTAAATGCAACACTAAACGTCGCTGCAGGTCTTGCAGCACCTTTTAAAAGGGGTCCTGTTAATGAAATTGTAAGAATTGCAAATGAAAAAGAATTAGTTGAAACTTTTGGTGGTCCTGGTGCTGGTCTAACTGACTATCACTATGAAAGTTGGTACGCAGCATCAAACTTCTTATCATATGGTGGTCAACTAGACGTAGTTAGAGCAGGTGGTGGAGAATTAAACAACGCAAATGCTGGTGTTGGAATTGGATCAACAACTCTACGTGTTGATAATTTTGATGATTATAATAACAATCATATTTCTGATAATTCTTTTTATTGGGCAGCAAAAAATCCAGGTAACTGGGCAGAAAATATTAAAGTTTGTGTAATTGACGCAGCAGCTGATCAAAGAATTTCTGGAATTTTAACAACTTCAGTTGGAGTTGGAGTAACTATCGTTTCCCATGGACTTCAAGTTGGATATGCAGTAACTCAGGCATTGAGTGGCGTTTCAATTGGTATTGGAACAACTGCTGCTGCATCTGGTTATCTTAAAGGAGTTATTACTGGAGTTGGTGCTAGTTTTGTTGATGTAAAAGTTGTAAGTTATGTAAACAACGGAATAGAAACAAAGGTAGATTATCAACCAAATTCGCTATATCAGTTTACATCACAGCAAATTGGAATTTCTTCTTCGACGTTAGGTGATGTAGGTTTCATGACGGGAACCAAATCACCAACAGATTGGTATGATCAGCAAAATATTTTAACAAGTGTTGTTGATGGTGGTTCAGATTCAACTACAATTTCTTGGAGATCAGTTCTTCCAAAACCAACAACCAATTCATATGTCTCTGAAAGAAATGGACGTAATGATGGTTTAAACATTGTCGTAATTGATGCAGTAGGATCAGTTACTGGAACTGTTGGATCAATTTTAGAAAAATTCAATAATCTTTCAAAAGCAAGAGATACTGAAGTTTCCCCACAAAAATCAGTTTACTATAAAGATTATATTGCATTAAATTCAGAATATATTTACGCAGGTTTATCGCCAGTAAATTCTACTGATTCATATTGGGGAACAAGATCACGCCCAAGTGGATTTAGCAGTGGAGTTACTGCAATTACTGCATCTGCAGGATCATGGGGACAAGAGGCAAGAGATATTATCTTTTCTTCCATTGGCAATGCTACTTATAAACTAACTGGTGGTAAAGATTATCAAGGAGTTGGATATTTTGATGCTCCACTTGGAGATCTTTTATCTGCTTATGATAAACTTGCAGATCCTGTAAACAGTGACATCAGATTTTTACTGCAAGGTGGTGCTCATAAATCAAAAGAAGAGGAGCAAGCAAAAGCAAATAAATTAATTTCAATTTGTGAAGGACGTAAGGATTGTGTTGCGTTTATTTCACCAAATAGAGATAGTGTTGTAAACGTACTAAATTCAAGTACACAACTTTCTAATATTTTATCATTCTTTGCACCACTTACTTCATCATCTTATGTTTTATTTGATAGTGGATATCAGTACGTATATGATCGTTTTAATAAGAGATTTACATATATTCCTTGCTCAAATGATGTAGCGGGTTTATGTGTAAGAACTGACAGAGATCAATTTCCATGGTTCTCTCCAGCAGGATCAAATAGAGGTTCTCTAAATTTTGCAGTAAAACTTGCATTTAATCCTGGTCAAGATGAAAGAGATAGATTATATTCTAATAGAATTAATCCAATCATCGCATCATCTGGTGCTGGAATTATTCTCTTTGGAGACAAAACAGGATTAACATTTGAAAGTGCATTTGATCGTATCAATGTAAGACGCTTATTTATTACAATTGAAAAAGCAATTGAAAATGCTGCTAGGGCACAATTATTCGAATTAAATGATGCTGGAACTAGATCAAACTTTGTAAATATTGTTGAACCATACTTACGTGATGTTCAAGCAAAACGTGGTGTAACTGATTTTCTAGTTGTTTGTGATGAAACAAACAACACACCTGATGTGATTGATCGTAATGAGTTCATTGCCGATATCTATGTAAAACCAGCAAGATCGATTAACTTCATCGGTCTAACGTTTGTAGCCACGAGAACGGGAGTTTCGTTCTCCGAAATCGTCGGCACCGTTTGATAATAGGAGGAAAAAACAATGCCATTACAAAACACAAACATCTTCAATACTCCTAATAATGAAAGAACAATTGACAATTTTAAGTCAAGACTTGTTCAAGGTGGTGCTAGACCAAATCTATTTGAAGTAGAAATGAATTTTCCAGCTGATGCTGGAATTTTTGCTGAACTAGGTGATACTTCACATAGAATGTTAATTAAAGGTGCTCAACTTCCAGCATCAAATATTGCTGAAGTTATCGTTCCTTTTCGTGGCAGACAATTAAAAGTTGCTGGCGATAGAAGATTTGATCCATGGACAATTACGGTTATTAATGATGGTGATTTTAAATTAAGAGAAGCATTTGAAAAATGGTCTAATTACATCATCAAAGTTTCTGATGGTTCTGGCACAATTAATCCAGCTGATTATTTTGCAGATTGGGTTGTTACACAACTAGGAAGAGCAGCAACTGTTTCAACTCCTGGTAGTCAAAATAGTGCTCCACTTCCAGTAAAGCGTGCATATAAAATGTATGGTTGCTGGCCAAGTTCAGTTGGTGCTATTGAACTTTCCTATGATAGTGCAGATGTCATTGAAGAATTCCAAGTAACTATGCAGGTTCAGTGGTGGGAAGCTTATACGGGATCAAATACCGATTCCGTAGTCTGATAAATAGACCAAAGGGTTTTTTATAATAATGGCGAAACTTTTTGGTTTTTCGATTGATGATGAAGAAAAAAAGTCTAAAGGCATAGTCAGTCCAGTTCCTCCAAATGATGAGGACGGGGCTGACTATTATCTTTCTTCAGGATTTTACGGGCAATATGTAGATATTGAAGGTGTTTTTAGGACAGAATTTGATATTATTAAGAAATATCGTGACATGGCATTGCACCCAGAGTGTGATACTGCCATTGAACATGTTGTAAATGAAGCCATTGTTTCCGATCTTAACGATAGTCCTGTAGAAATTGATCTTGATAATCTTCAGGTAAGTACTTCTTTAAAGAAAGTCATTAGAAATGAATTTAAATATGTAAAAGATTTATTGGAATTTGATAAAAAATCTCATGAAATCTTCAGAAACTGGTATGTTGATGGAAGAATTTATTATCATAAAGTAATTGATCTTCAAAAACCAGATGAAGGCATCAAGGAAGTAAGATATATTGATGCTCTAAAGATGAAGCTCATGAGAGTTCGTCCAAACGATAAAAAAGCATTGCCAGCAAGACCATATAATGAGGATGTTACTTCAACTAAGGATGCTGATGTAGTTGAATTCTACACATACTATCCTGAAGGTGTAGCACAAAAGTACGGATCAGTATCAGGAAAAGGCATAAAGATTGCAAAAGATGCAATTTGCCATGTTACTTCTGGTCTTGTAGATAGAAACAAGCATCTCAATCTTTCATATCTACATAAGGCAATTAAAGCACTCAATCAACTAAGAATGATTGAAGATAGTCTTGTAATCTATAGATTATCCCGTGCTCCTGAGCGTAGAATTTTTTATATCGATGTTGGTAATCTTCCAAAAGTAAAAGCGGAACAATATCTTCGTGATGTTATGTCTCGCTATCGTAACAAGTTAGTATATGATGCATCAACTGGTGAAATTAAAGATGATAAAAAATTCATGTCTATGTTGGAAGATTTCTGGTTACCAAGACGTGAAGGTGGTCGTGGAACAGAAATTTCTACACTTCCTGGTGGACAAAACCTTGGTGAACTAACTGATGTAGAATATTTTCAAAAGAAACTTTATAGATCTTTAAATGTTCCTGATAGTAGAATTGGATCTGATAGTGGATTTAATTTGGGTCGTTCATCAGAAATTCTACGTGATGAACTAATGTTTAGTAAATTTGTAGGACGCCTTAGAAAAAGATTTTCTGGATTATTTTTAGATCTTCTAAAGACACAATTAATTCTTAAAAATATTGTAACTCCAGAAGACTGGGAGCAAATGGCAGAGCATATTCAGTTTGATTATTTGTATGATAATCATTTTGCAGAATTAAAAGATACTGAATTAATGAATGAGCGTCTCAATCTTATGGTTGCGATCGAACCTTATATTGGTACTTACTATTCAAGAGATTATGTAAAGCGTAAGGTTCTTCGCCAGACAGATGAAGAGATTATGGAAATGGAAGAAGAAATGGAAAGTGAAAATGAAATGGGCATAGGAGTTCCATTAGAAACTCAAAATGCAATTATGCAAGGGCAGATGCAAAATGATCTTGGTATGCGACAAACGGAACCAGATTTAGACAAAAAGAAAGATGGTGGATCAACTGAAGCACCACCAATAAATATTAAAAAAGCTAAGATATAAATAAATACAGGCATTTTTACAAATTATGGATTCTGCAGAATTAATTGATATGGTTGTTTCTGATGCACCTTCATCAGAAATTTCCGATTATATCAAAAGTCTTTTGTTTACTAAATCAAGCGAAAAAATTGATACTTTAAAACCAGAAGTATCTACTAGTTTATTTGGAGCAGAGGATAGTGATGAGGTTGAAGATGAAATCGAAATCGAAGGGGAAGAATGAGCGCATCACAACCATTAAATTTATATCAAAATATTGGAAAATTATCTAGTGCTAATGCAAACTTTGTAACCAGTAGTCCTTTTATTGTTAGAACTGGTGTTCTTTTGGCAGTAGCATCAACATTAAGAGGTGGTGGAAGTATTGGTATTTGTAATACCACCACTGATGCTGGGATTGGATCAATTTTTGTAAATCAGCAAGACAATGTTTTGTATCGCTATGGACATCCAGCACAATCAGTTATTACTGGTATCGCAACTGGATCTTCTACGGTTCTTACATTAAATCACCCAGATACCAAATTGAGAGTTGGTGACTATATTCAAGTTGTTGGTGCTGGATCAACTTACGATACAAGTCTTCTGCATAAACAAATTACTTCCATTTCTAGCCCACAACAATGGAATAATTATACAATGACAATTACGGTAAATGCAAATACAAGTTCTGGACATCATGCTTTTGTTGGAGTTGCAACTGCAGCAAAATCTGTAATCTTCGTAATGGCACCAGAATCGGCATCTGGTTGTGATATGTTCATTCACGAGGTACAAATAGCATGAAGCTAATTTCCGAAGAAATCGAAGCAGTAGATATTATCACCGAAGAAAAAGGTGGTAAAAAAATACTTTATATTCAAGGACCATTTCTTCAAGCTGAAGTAGTCAACCGTAATAGACGTTGCTACAAACTTGATACAATGATGAATGAAGTAAAACGTTATACTGAAACTTTTATTGATAAAGGTCGTGCTCTTGGAGAATTAGGACATCCTGATGGTCCACAAATTAATCTTGATCGTGTATCACATAAAATTGTTTCACTGACACAAGAAGGAAATAATTTTATTGGTAAAGCACAAATTCTTAGTACACCAATGGGAAAAATTGCGTCTTCACTTATTAGTGAAGGTGTAAAACTTGGTGTATCTTCTAGAGGAATGGGATCTATCTATCAAAAAGATGGCATCAATTATGTTGGTGAAGACTTCATGCTTGCAACTGCTGCCGACATTGTAGCAGATCCTTCTGCTCCAGACGCTTTTATTGATGGTATTATGGAAGGAAAAGAATGGATATGGGATGGTGGAGTTCTTCGTGAAGTTCAATGTGAGCAGATTAAGAAGACAATAAATACTTTGGTAGATAAAGATATTTTAGAAGCAAATAAATTACGTTTGTTTGGAAAGTTCTTATCAAATCTATAATTTATAAATAATAACAGAAATTCTAGGTATTCTCGGAAAGAAAAAATGACCGTTAATAACGAACTACATGAAATGGATAATCAGGTAACCCGTGGTGCTAAGCCTGCAGAAGCAATGCCAAAAGCACCTAATTATGTACCTGACGCTGGTTCTGTTGAGAATCTTGGCGGTCCAACTCCTCAGAATTCAAAACCAACTGATGATAGCAATAAGATGAAGACACCTTCTGCATCTTTTGCTCAATCTGGTGATGTTCAGTTCAAAGGTGCTTCTGGTAAAGTACAACTACCTGGTCCCGCTGCACTAAAGGCAACTGGATACGGTCGTGGTGCTAATGAAGAAGTTGAACAGGAAGAAGAAGTTCTTGCTGAAACTGAAGAATTAGAGGATCAAGTTGAAGATCAAGTTGAAGAAGAGGAAGAGGAAGAAGATTTAGATCTAGAAGAAGATGTAAAAGCACTTCTAGAAGGTGAAGAACTTTCCGAAGAATTCCAGGAAAAAGCAAAAACGGTTTTTGAAGCAGCGGTTCGTTCAAAAATTATTTCTTTAAAAGAAGCACTTGAAAACCGTTATGCTTCAGCTCTTGTTGAGCAAGTAGAAACAATCAAGAGCGAACTAACAGAGCGTGTTGATTCATACCTTGAATATGTTTCAAATGAGTGGATCAACGAAAACGCACTACAGATTGAGACAGGACTAAGAGGTGAACTCTCGGAGTCCTTTATGACAGGTCTTAAAAACCTTTTTGAAGAACATTATGTAGAAATCCCTGAAGAAAAATATAATGTTCTTGAGGCTATGGTCGAAAAACTTGATGAAATGGAGACAAAACTCAACGAGCAGATCGATACTAACATTGCTTTAAATAAGCGTTTATCAGAATCTGTTTCGGACAATATCCTAGATGAAGTAAGTGAGGGTCTTGCACTTTCCCAAAAAGAAAAATTAGCAAGTCTTGCTGAAGGTGTTGAGTTTGATAGTGAGGAACAATATCGTGAAAAACTTGTTACGCTACGTGAAGCATATTTTGCTTCAAAACCTGTAACTAATTCACAAGAAGTCATCTCAGAGGAAGCACTTGCTGAAGATGTTTCTCCAGCAATGGCTGCATATCTCAATGCGTTGACTAAGTTCAACTGATTATTTTTTTGTAAATACTAAACACTTTTCCAAGACGGAGTAACTCAAATGTTCAATTCTTCTGCATTGCAGAGAAAGTGGGCTCCTCTTCTAGAGGCAGAAGGTCTTGATTCAATCAAAGACAGCCACAGAAGAGCAGTAACTGCTCAACTTCTCGAAAACCAAGAAAGATTTCTAAGAGAAGAGCGTGCTTTCCTAACTGAAGCACCTCCAACTGTAAATACTGATCCTTCCGCAACTGGCAATCCAGGTTTCTCTGGTTCTGCTGCTGCTCCAGTTGCAGGTTTTGATCCAGTTCTAATCAGCCTAATTCGTCGTGCAATGCCTAACTTGGTCGCTTATGACCTAGCAGGTGTTCAGCCAATGAATGGTCCAACAGGTCTTATCTTTGCGATGAGAACCCGTTATGACAACCAGAGTGGTACTGAAGCATTCTTCAACGAACCAGATTCTGCATTCTCGGCTCAGAATAGTGCTGCTTCGCTAACTCAGGGCGATTACACTGGTGGTTCGGACGATGGCACCAGCGTTGGTTTTGGTACAACTGCACAAACAGGAACCAATCCATCGATCCTAAATGGTGGCGTATCAAACACCTACAATCTAGGTCAAGGTTTCAGCACTCAAGCACTAGAAGCACTTGGTGATAACACCACTTCTAATGACTTCCGTGAGATGGCTTTCTCGATCGAGAAAGTTAGCGTTACCGCAAGATCAAGAGCACTCAAGGCTGAGTACTCGTTAGAACTAGCACAAGACCTCAAGGCAATTCATGGTCTTGATGCTGAAGCTGAACTTGCAAACATCCTCAGCACCGAAATTCTTGCAGAAATCAACCGCGAGATCATCCGCACCATCTATAAGGTTGCAGAACCAGGTGCTCAGACCAACGTTGCAACCGCTGGTGTATTTGATCTAGACGTTGACAGCAACGGTCGTTGGATGGTTGAGAAGTTTAAGGGTCTAATGTTCCAGCTAGAGCGTGATGCTAATGCTATCGCTCAGAGAACTCGTAGAGGAAAGGGCAATATCATCCTTTGCTCTGCTGACGTTGCTTCTGCACTCGCTGCTGCTGGTCAACTAGACTACACCCCAGCACTATCAGCAAATCTAAATGTTGATGACACTGGAAACACCTTTGCAGGTACTCTAAACGGTCGCTTTAAGGTCTATATCGATCCATTTGCTGCAAACTTAAGTGCAGAGCAATACTACGTCATGGGTTATAAGGGTTCAACACCTTATGATGCTGGTCTATTCTACTGCCCATACGTTCCTCTTCAGATGGTTCGTGCAGTTGGTCAGGATACTTTCCAACCAAAGATTGGCTTTAAGACACGCTACGGCATGGTTGCAAATCCATTCGCGGAAGGCACCGCTGTCGGAGCAGGTCGTATTGCCGAGAACACCAACCGTTACTACAGAAGAGTAAAGGTACAAAACCTAATGTGATCTATGATCACTTTATCAGGACCTCCTTACAAAGGGGGTCCTTTTTTATTGGATAATGATACATAGTAAAGCCTAGTTTGGCAATGTTTGTATGTCTGCAATAATTATTTTTGGAACAGTAATATACCTAATCTATTGGGGACTTAATAACGCATACCCATCTTAATTTAAAAGTGTATATCCAATGGAACCGCATATTAAACAACGGTATTCTTTTGCAATGACTTGTTTTATAAGGTCTTATGGTAGACGCGTTTTAAACGACGAATATATTAAACAATTTTGTAAGCAATGGGCACATTGGGATGTTACTTCACCATTAGATGATACTGTAGATCAATATTTCCATTACGAATATAAGAATTGGAGAGGGTGCTAAATGCCTAGAAATCAACTAACAAAAGATCAAATAAAAACCGATGTTTTGAGAATAAAAAATTCTCTATATGAAGAGTACATAGATTATCAAACAGATATTAAAAGTTTAGCTCACAAATATCTGAATATGGTATTGGATAAGATCGAAGAGTATCGCTACTAAATAGTCCTAGCTTGGGAAGCTGACTTGTCCAATAATCCTTGTACCCTACAGCAAGTTTCAAATAAAAACTTTCTGTCATTAGGTGGGTTTAAACTTATCATTAATAGATGTCCTAAGGTAGATTTTCTTTGCAATAAGGCAAATCTACCTGGGATGACATTGGGCAGTGCAACACAGTCAACATATTTGAAAGATATTCCTGTTCCAGGAGACAAACTTAGATATGAAGATTTAACCATCAACTTTATGGTTGATGAAGAATTAGAAAATTATTACCAAATTTATCAGTGGATGACATCTCTTGGTTATCCACAATCTATTGCACAATACTCTGAATTACAAACTGGCAACAGATTTTATCCAAATGCATATGGTAATGATCCGTATAGTGAAAGATCTGATGCTACATTACTGATTTTGAGCAGTAATTACCAAACTGCAGGAAAGGTAATTTTTAAAGACTTGTTTCCAACATTTCTTTCAGGAATTCCTTTTGATGCAACGTTGCAGGAACAGCAATACTATACCGCAACTTGCACATTCCGCTATACTATTTTTAATTTGATTGATATTAATGGAAAAGAAGTCTAGTGTTTCACTGGAAGTTATCCAGGAAATGTGGCAAAAAGATGGGGTAATTAATCAAGACGAACTTGATACAGAAAGTCTAAAAATTCCTCAATTACACGCCAAATATTACCAACTATATAATACTATACTGTTACTTCGCAAACAAGCAGAGCAACAGTATAGTAGTATTCTTTTAGATCGTAGAAAATTTTACATGGGAAAAGCGGAAACGCAAGTCTATATTGATGAACCCTTTCCATACAAAGTCAGAGACAAAGAAGATCTAAAACTTTATCTTGAAGCAGATGAAAAAATTAGCAAGATAAAATTAAAGATCGATTATTACGATACAATGCTCAGATATCTTGAAGAAATTCTGAAGCAAATTTCTAACAGAACCTACCAGATAAAAAACGCAATTGAATGGCGAAGGTTCACTGCTGGGTATGGCTGATTTAATTATAAGTAAGAAAAACGAAGTTTGGTTGAAGATTGAATGTGATCCTCACATCAAATATGAATTGCAAGATCAATTTACATTTGATGTTCCAAATGCAAAATTTATGCCCCAGTATCGAAACAAATACTGGGATGGAAAAATTCGATTATTTAATATTGAAAATTCTGAAATTTATGTAGGATTAATTGATAAACTGCAGGTATTTTGCGAAAGATATAATTATACTTTTGAATTTCAAAATAACAAATTTTACGGATTACCATATGAAGAGAATGATATGGTGTCTGAAGAGGGCGTCAAAGACTACGTTACAAGCATCTCCAAGCACCCTCCACGCGATTATCAACTAGAGGGTATCTATGACGCACTAAAGCGTAACAGGCGTCTTTTGATCAGTCCTACGGGGTCTGGTAAGTCGTTAATGATTTATGCTGTTTGTAGATATCATGCAGAGACAGGTAGGAAAGTTTTGATTGTAGTTCCTACTACATCTTTGGTTGAACAGATGTATAAAGATTTTGAGGACTATGGTTGGGACGCTGAAGGAAACTGTCATAAAATTTATTCGGGAAAGGAAAGAATAACTGATAAAAGCGTTGTAATTACAACTTGGCAGTCCATTTATAAAATGGATAGAAAATGGTTTGCACCATATCAAGTTGTAATTGGTGACGAAGCTCATCAATTTAAATCTAAGTCATTGATCAGTATCATGACAAAACTTGGTGATGCAAAATATCGTTATGGATTTACTGGTACATTAGATGGAACACAAACACACAAATGGGTTCTTGAAGGATTGTTTGGACCATCTTATAAAATTATCAATACAAAAGAATTACAAGATGCTGGATACTTAGCTAAATTAGGAATTAAAGTTTTATTACTAAAACACAATCCACAAAAATTTGAAACGTATGAAGATGAAGTTCAATATTTAATTGGACATGAAAAAAGGAATAAATTTATTAAAAATCTTGCACACGATATTAAAGGAAATACTTTAATACTTTTTAGTCGGGTCTCCGCACATGGGCAGGTTCTTTATGACCTCATAAATACTAGTGAGCGAAAGGTATTTTTTATCCACGGTGGTGTGGATGTTGAAGAACGAGAAGAAGTTAGAAGGATCACAGAACAAGAAAATAACGCGATCATCATTGCTTCTTTTGGAACATTCTCAACTGGCATCAATATCAAAAATTTGCACAACGTTATTTTCTCATCTCCAAGTAAATCCAGAATTAGGACACTCCAATCAATTGGTAGGGTACTGAGAAAAAGCGAAAACAAAATCAAAGCAACATTATACGACATAGCAGACGATTGTAAAAAGGGATCAAGAGCAAATTACACTCTAAATCATCTCATCGAACGTATCAAATACTACAACGAGGAGAAGTTTAATTATGAAATCATTCAAATCAAAATCTGATGATTTATACGATGAGTTTTACGCTTCAGTAAAACTCATCAGTGGTGAGGAAGTTCTTTGTCTTGTTATAGTCGATAAAACAACAGACGAGCATATTATTATGGATAATCCAGTTATATGTAAAGAAATTCGTTCCCCTGGAACGAATATACCCGTTGGGTATAAATTTGAACCATGGATGAAATTGACGGATGAAAATTGTTTTTTATTAGAAACTTCAAGAATTATCACAATCAGTGAAGTCAAAGATAGTGACATTATTGAAACTTATAAACACATTATCTCAGTTGGTTTCAAACAATCTCATCCAGATATCAGTAAAGAGATGGGATATATTTCTTCGGTAGATGATGCTAGAGCTCTTCTAGAGAAGCTTTATAAAGCTAAAAGTAACTAAGCTATATTACTTTCAACCCTGACAGAGTTATTCTACACATATTTGAACATCTTGTCAAGATATGCTATAATTGATGAATGATTTGTAATAATAATGACACGAAAAAGATCAGAACACTATGTAAACAACAAGGAATTTCTCACTGCTATTGTTGCATACAAGCAGTCAATCAGAGATGCTGAACAGTTAGGAAAACCAAAACCAAGGATTACAAACTACCTTGGAGAATGTTTTTTGAAGATTGCTACACATTTGTCATACAAACCAAATTTTGTCAACTATATGTTTAAAGATGACATGATTTGTGATGGTATTGAAAATTGTGTACAATATATTGATAACTTCAATCCAGAAAAATCTAGCAACCCTTTTGCATACTTTACTCAAATTATTCATTACGCCTTTCTTCGCCGTATTCAAAAAGAGAAGAAGCAATTAGAGCTCAGACAAAAGATTATTGAAAGATCTGGATATGACGAAGTTTTCGTCGCAGACGAAAATGGTGATACTTCTGGGTATAACCAAATTAAAGATACAGTTCAGTACCGCTTTAACCGATGAAAGTCGCAATTATTACAGATCAACACTTTGGGTTCAAAAAAGGATCTAAACTATATCATGATTTTTTTCTACGGTTCTATAATGAAATTTTTTTTCCAGAACTAAAGAGACGTGATATTACAACTGTTATCGACATGGGCGACACTTTTGATAGCCGTAAGAACATTGATTTTTGGTCCTTGAATTGGGCAAAGAAAAATTACTTTGACCGTCTTCAAGACATGGGGATTGAACTAATTTCTATTGTTGGTAATCACACGGCATTTTATAAAAATACCAACGAAATCAATACAATTGATTTACTCCTACGAGAGTATAATAATATTAACGTTATTGTTGATCCATCTGAACTTAGAGTTGGTGGTTTGGAAATTTTATTTGTTCCCTGGGTAAACAGTGATAACACTGAGTTTACTTACAACAAAATCAATAACACCAAAGCAAAGGTTGTTATGGGGCACTTAGAACTAAATGGGTTCTATGCACATTACGGTTACACTATGGAAGATGGGGCAGATATTCTTCCGTATGAAAAGTTTGATCGAGTATTTTCTGGGCATTATCATACTCGTTCTGATAACGGTAGGATCTTTTATCTTGGCAATCCTTATCAAATGTTCTGGAACGATGTAAACGATAAGCGTGGTTTCCATATCTTTGATACCGAAACCTATGAATTAGAAGCAGTAGATAATCCATTTTCACTTTATGAAATAATTTATTATGATGATACTCCAAGACAATTATTTAAGTTTACAGATTATACAGATAAAATTGTAAAATTAGTTGTCAAACAAAAAAGTAATGAAAAGGAATATGATCGTTTCTTAGATGCTTTGATGAAAATCAATCCTTATGATGTAAAAATTGTAGAAAAGATTGACAATGTTTTATTTGATGATGATATTGTCAATCAAACAGAAGATACCATGACACTTCTTGATAAGTATGTTGATGATTTGGAGACAGATCTAAATAAATCTAAGATCAAAAATCTAATCAAAAATATCTATCAGGAAGTGTGTGAGGTTGTGTAATGTATATCATTACAATAAAAGGTAAGTCTGATGAAGGTGCATATGCAGTAAAAGATGACTACGGAGAAAGGGTTGTGTTTTTATTTGAAGAAAAAGATGATGCAATAAGATATGCGTTGTTAATGGAAGAGGATGGATGTCCTGAAATGGAGGTTATTCAAATTAATGATGCTATTGCAATAGGGGCATGTGAAAAAGCTGGAGCAAAATATACTATAATTACTGAAGACGATATTGTAATTCCACCACGAGATAATGATTGAGTTTAAAGAAATTCGTTATAAAAATTTTCTATCATCAGGAAACCAATTTACAAAGATCAAGCTAAATCAAAATACTAACACTCTGATTGTTGGTCAGAACGGTGCGGGAAAATCGACTATTCTCGATGCTTTGTGTTTTTCTTTATTCAACAAACCATTTAGAAAAATTAATAAAAATCAAATTATTAATTCTACAAATGAAAAAGATTGTGTAGTAGAAATTGAGTTTAATGTGAATAGGAATGAATATAAAGTTATTCGTGGTGTTAAACCTGCTATTTTTGAAATTTATCAAAATGGTAAAAAATTAAATGAGGATGCTTCTGCACAAGACCAACAAAAAATGTTGGAGCAGAGTATACTTAAACTAAATTATAAATCTTTTACTCAAATTGTAATTCTTGGCAGTGCAACATTTATTCCTTTCATGCAACTTCCTGCTGCTCATAGGCGAGAAGTGATTGAAGATTTGCTTGATATCAAAGTATTTTCTTCTATGTCAGAGATTTTGAAAAATAAAATTAAAGATGCTAAAGAAACAGTCAAGACATTAGAGTTAAAAAAAGAAAGCATTGCTGATAAAATTGTAATGCAACAAAACTTCATTAAACAAATTGAAGAGACTGGACAAAATGATATCAAAGATAAACAAACACAAATTGCTGAGTGTGAAGAAGAAGTTATTAAGTATAATCAAAGTGTCTCCAATCTTTTACAGGAAGTTGAAAGTAAGCAACAAGAAATAGAAAATTATTCGGATGCTTCTGATACTCTTCGTAAATTAGGAACTTTTAAAGGTAAGATTGGAAATAAAAAACAAACCTCCAATGAAGAACTGGAAGTCTTTAAAAAGAATTCGGTTTGCCCAACATGCACACAAACAATTGAAGAAACGTTTCGTGTAAATAAAATTGAAGAGCTCCAGCAAGTCTTAAATTCTTATGAAAGTAATCTTCAAGAAATTGAAGATACTATTAAAAAGGAAGAAGAACGAGAGAAGGTGTTCTTTGGACTTCAAAGGGAGATTACAAAACTACAAAATGAAATTTCTCAGATCAACATTCGTATTTCTAACTCAAACAAATCAAAGTCAACTCTTGAAAAAGAAATTCAAACAATTACCACTAGACTTAAAAATAGAAATATTGAGCACGAAAAACTGAGCGATTATAAATTAAGACTAAGACAAATACTTTCAGATTTAGAACAACTAAAAGAAGATTACAATTATTATCTTCAAGCAAATGTTCTACTAAAAGATGATGGTGTAAAGAGTAGTATCATCAAAAAGTATTTGCCACTTATCAATCAGCAAGTCAATAAGTACTTGCAAATGATGGACTTCTTTATCAATTTCACTTTAGATGAGGAGTTCAATGAAAAAATTCAAACTCCAATCCACGAAAACTTTTCTTATCCTTCTTTCTCAGAAGGAGAAAAGATGAGAATTGATTTGTCACTACTGTTTACTTGGCGAGAAATTGCAAGACTAAAAAATAGCATTTCAACAAATCTTCTTATCATGGACGAAGTATTTGACAGTTCTCTCGATGGATTTGGGACGGAAGAGTTTTTAAAAATTATTCGTTTTGTTGTTAAAGAGGCTAATATTTTCATCATTTCCCATAAAAATGAATTGCACGAAAAGTTTGAAAATGTGCTAGAATTTCACAAGGTCAAGGGATTCAGTCAATTGAAGACTTGACAAATATAAATAAAATCTGTATAATTTTTTTGTAACAACTCATACCTATGAAAAAAGTATTTGCTCTTGCTGCTGTTCTACCTATGATGACAGCACCTGCCATGGCTCAAGTCACTAATGTTTCACAATTGCGTGATGTTCAGCCTACGGAGTGGTCATATCAGGCTATTTCAAATCTCGTTGATCGCTACGGTTGTGTTGCTGGTTTTCCTAGTGGAACTTTCCAACCAGGTCAATCTGCTACCCGTGCTCAACTTGCTGCACTAACAAACGCATGTCTCGATCGCATTAATGAGTTTCAGACTGCTGCTGATGCTCAACTTGCTGCTGCTCTTCGTGCTGAGTTTGCTAAAGAGATCAGTGCAACTAATGTTCGCGTAACTGCCCTTGAAACTGCTGCTGCTCAGAAAGCACAAGGTGTTGGTAACTATATTGGTCTTGGTGTTCTTCTCAACCAACAAGGCATTGCTGGTAACGGTTTCAGTGCTCAAAAAACTGTTTCTGGTGCTACCCTTCAAGCACGTTATGCTGTGAAGAATTTTAGCAATCTGAATGCAGTTTCAGTTCGTCCATATCTAAGTGCTGTTGCTGGTCCCGCTGGTAACATCGGCAGTGCTGGTGGTGCTATGGTTTCTTATGACTGGAGCGTTTCTCGTGCCCAGTCTGGTGTAAGCCGTGCTAACGTTTACGCGGGTGTTGGTTATCAAATTCCTTTCGTAAACAATGCTCAGGCAAACTTCCAATCTGCTGTCGGTAATCGCGGTCAGTTTGTGTTTGCTGTTGGTGTTGAAGGTCGTCTTACCAGTTCACTAATTGGATTTGCAGATCTCAAGTTTCCAACCACTAATGCTGCTAACATCTACGGTGCTACAAGCGGAACCTATTCACCAGTCTTTACGACTGGTCTAGGCATCAAGTTTTGATAGTTTTGAGGGGGATCTAACGATCCCCTTTTTTATGGAGACACCCTTGACAAATTTTTATTTTTCCTATATAATTCTGTTGTAATTCGTTACAAATCTTCTATGACTGTAACATCCAATGAATTTGGCCAACAAAATATGTGGGCTAAAGAACCAACTATGTACATTGATAAAGGAGTAAAAGAACAAATGGATAACGGTATATACGAAACTCATAATGAGAAAGCAGAAAAACTAAATGGTCGTCTTGCAATGCTAGGTGTAATCGCAGCACTTGGTGCTTATGCACTAACAGGACAAATTATTCCAGGAATTTGGTGAAGCATAAATTTCAAATGTAAATCGAGGAGGGGGGATTTTCAATCCCCCTTTTTTGTGCTATAATCTTATTGAACTTTATTATGAAAAGAGATGACGCAGAGTTATTGGGAAGAAGATGGTATTAGTATAACAGGAAATCCATACTCATCTTCAGATACTATTTTCTTTGGTGATACAGCAAAATATAATTTTGCAGGTCAACCAGGTTCATATCAATATTTTGGTAATAATTCTTCCGATACAATTACTTTTGATTTAAAAATGTCCGATAATAACTTTTGGAAGTTTGGAGAAAACAAAACCCTAAAAGCAGTTGAAGATTATATCAAGAGTACTTACAATTCTCATTATGCTTCAGAGAATTCAAAAGTACAGGTTCTTGATATTATCGACGCTATTGGTGATGGCGTTCCTTTTTGTCGAGATAATTTGATCAAGTATTCTTCTCGTTTTGGTAAAAAAAATGGGATGTCTAAACTTGATGCATTGAAGATTATTCATTACGGCATTCTTCTTTATCACTTTGCTGGATTTAATGGCGAACAAACACAAAATTATAATGAACGATGAAATTTTCCGATAAAACGATTAAAATTCTTCAAAACTTTACCTCAATCAATCAGTCACTCTTCTTTAAAGAGGGTAAAAAACTTCGTACAATTTCTCCAATGCAAAATGTATTTGCAGAAGCGGAAATCGAAGAATACATTCCAAAAGATTTTGCAATCTACGATCTTCCACAGTTTTTAAACACAATAGGTCTTTATAAAGATCCTGATATTGATGTGTCCAGTGAAGAACGTTATGCAAGCATCAAAGAAGGAAAAGCAAATCGTTCTAAGTATTTCTTTTCAGATTCTAGTGTAATTATTGCACCACCAGATCGTGAAATGAAACTTCCGTCTCAGGAAGTTTGTTTTATTCTGCAGGAAGATCAACTTCAGAAAATTTTGAAATCTTCTTCTATTTTGGGTCTTCCTGATCTTGCCGCTGTTGGTGAAGCAGGTGTAATTAAATTGGTTGTTAGTGATCGTAAAAACGACACTTCTAACGAATATTCTATTGTTGTTGGAGAGACTGATACTGAATTTTCATTTAATTTTAAAATTGAAAATATCAAATTAATTCCTGGTAGTTACGAAGTAGTAATCTCGGAAAAGAAACTTTCTAGATTTTATAGCGAACGGTATAATCTTACTTACTTTATTGCACTTGAACCAGACAGTGTTTATGGATCGTGATGACTTTCTTTGGGTAGAAAAGTATCGACCTAAAAAAATTGATGATTGTATTCTCCCAGATTCAATTAAATCTACTTTGAAAAACTTTGTGAGTAAAGGAGAAATTCCAAATCTTCTTCTTGCAGGTCCTCCTGGTATTGGTAAAACCACTGTTGCAAAAGCATTATGTCACGAACTAAAATCTAATTTTTATATAATTAATGGATCAGATGAAGGTCGATTTTTGGATACTGTTAGAAACCAATCAAAGAACTTTGCTTCGACCGTATCACTTTCAGCAATGGACGCAAAACACAAAGTCATCATTATTGATGAAGCTGACAACACGACCCACGACGTACAACTCCTCTTACGGGCAAATATTGAGGCATTTTATAACAACTGCC